CATTCAATATCTGCTTGAATAAGCGGGTAAACAATAAGTTGTGCAATTTTATCCCCTGCCTTAATTATAACATCAGTATCACTAAAGTTATAAAGTTTGATACCCATATCCCCGCGGTATGGGTTATCGATAATACCGAAATGAGGGAATACGTGTTTTTTAAAACCCATACCAGAACGACCTTCAACTCGAAGCCAATAGCCTGGAGTAAGATAACCAAGCTTAAGACCGACTGGCACAACAGCCCAGGGATCGGAAATAATACCAGTGCCTTCAATAAACCCTTTACCCCTGTAAGAAATAGTAACATCCTCAACAGCGGTAAGATCGAGACCGGAATCTCCTACATAAGGATCAGCATGATTAAACTTAGGCAATACGGCAAGATCGTGAGTCTTAACAAATTTAATGGTTACTGGAAACATGGTGTTATATTAACCTCTCAGCAAAGTTTGTCCACCGAAATTACCGCTATTTTCGTTAACGCCAATAGCTTTGTTAGCTTGAAGCCAAGCAATAAGTTGTGCGACTTTATCAGCGGCAACAATAAAGGTGCCGTGTCCTTGTACAGTTACAATTACTTCTTTCATAGTGTTATTATGATATACCCTTTGCTTGATAACTCTACTGTTTTTATAAGTATTTTACGTGAACGTACCTCCAGTATCCGGTAGCTCGGCAAATAATGCTAGTATTATTGACCAAATCGACAGTTTTATTGCCGGTTTAAATCCGCCTGCAGGTACTACGGTAGCAACATCGGTGGTTACCAAGACATTAACTGGTACCCCCACTCCTTCAGCAGCTCCTATAGTTCCACCTAAGACTAACGAGGAAATGGAAGCGTTTGTATTAAAGCATTCAGCTGATCTAGTAGAGAACAGTGTTAAGAGTATAATGGAACTTCAGAAGCTAACTGTAGCTACCGGAGACCCTGAAATGATGGCAGGATTAGCAAGTTTAATAGCTGCAAGCACTGGAGCAATCGAGACAGTTAATAAACTGCATATGCTTAACAAGAAA